CTGTCCAGCGATACGCACATTGGACGAGCTGCCCCGCCACAAGCACTTTTGCTTGGCAACGTCTACCGTGATGAGCTGGAACGTCGCCGTATTCTGACCCAATATGCTTCCCGTCCAAATCGCAAAAATAGCCATCGTGAGAGACGCTATACCCCGCGTCATTAGGTCTTGCCTTAAACTCGTTTTCGGCCTCGCATAGTGGGCAATGACATTTGATATATACCGCCTCTTCACTTGCCTTAATCGTCCTAATGGTGGGGTCAAAGACGTCACCGTCTGGGCAGTGCCTCTCTATGTTTTCGGCATAATCAAGGATCAGGCAATCGTCCTTGCCATCGCAGACCCGCAAACCGCGACCGATGATTTGTTGCAGCAGGCCAACTGATTCCGTCGCCCGCAACATGGCAATAAGATCCACATGAGGAGCGTCGAAGCCTGTAGTCAAAACTGACACATTCACGATGTACTTGATCTCGCGCGCTTTAAACCGCGCTATAATGTCCGCGCGCTCTTGCCTTGGTGTATCTCCCGTCACGATCGCAGAAAGCTCTGGCGGGAGGCTTGCAAGGCACTCCTGAGCGTGTTGCACAGTCGCGGCAAAAATCATCACACCTTGGCGGTCACGGGCCTGTGCGATCACGTCTGCGATGATATCTGACGTTGTCCTGCCCAACCCAACATATGCCCGATCAACATCGGCCGCGTCGAACTGGCCACGGCTGTTAAGCTTCATGTCTAGGGTATGGTAGCTCTCGGCATGGATCTGTCCCACAACAGGCCTTGTTAGATATCCCATCGTGATTAATTGCTGCGCCGTGATACGATCGACGCAGGCGGCAAAGTAGGGCTCATCCGCCTCATGCTCTGGCACGGGCTTGCCATCAGGCCATTGGTCGAAGATATACCCTGACCCCATCCTATAAGGCGTTGCCGTCATGCCGACCACGCGAAGGTTTGGGTTCTCCTCCCGCATTGCCCAAATGATCTTTTTAATCGTCGGTGTAATTCCGTGGCATTCGTCGATAATTACCATGGCAAATTGATTGCCAAACTTTTTGATCCTGTTGTGAACGGTCACGGGTGTCGCAAACACCACAGGGTGCTGCAGCGACTTCGACCCAGCGCTCGCCGAAAAGATCGAAAACTTGTTTCCCGTAAGACCGTACTTCTCGCTATTTTGGATTACAAGCTCGGCGCTCGGCGCGAGACAAAGCACACGCTTGCCTTTCGACATGTCATGGATCGTCTGCGCCAAAGCTGCGATAATGTGGCTCTTACCCGCACCCGTTGCTGCCTCGATGCAGCATGGCTCAGTCGTTTTACGGATCCACGTTATGATAGCGTCATGGGCTTTCTGTTGATATGGTCTTAACATCATTGCCCCACAAATATCGTTTCTGTTGGGCATTCATTAAACAAATACCAACAACAGTTGTCTTTACCTGCCGTATTGCCAAACCACTTTACGCGGCCGATCGACACAATCTTTTGGCATCTTGGAAGATACTGCATAGCCTGCCGTGTGTGCATCCAATCTGCGTCAAATAGCAACCATGTTGGCCCCCAGAAAAACGACCGTTCAATAATCTGATGCAACACTTCACGCCCCCATGGCGGGTTTGTGATCACAACGTCTGCGCGCTTCATGTCATCCTTATTAAGGAATACAGCATCAGCCTGATTCACGATCTTGTGCCTTGGCTCAACATCATAGGCCGCAACGCATTTGTGACCATGTTTCTGCAAAATCCTAATTAACGCACCATCACCCGCACACGGCTCCGCATAATACGTATCTGCTTGCAAATGTTTAAGAAGCGGCAGAACCGCCTCTTCCGGCGTTGAATAAAGATCAAGCTTGTGACGTTTGAATTTTGATCTCTTGCCCATCTAAATACTTTTCTGGTTTTTCGCGCTCTATTAAATATTCATTGTAAAACCGCTTCAATGCCATCAAAGCCGTGTCTACATATGGCTTATCAAATTGTACCGTTTCTAGTTCGTCGCCATTTGGAGACCATTGATAAAAGTGGCACCATTCGCGGTTTGTTACGAGCAACTGAATCTGCATTTGACTGTAATAATGAACTTGCATTTTAGCCGTCTTAAAAACGGGCGGTATTTTGTTCCGCAAACCAAACGGACACTTCACTTCAATTAAACCTGTCGCACCAATTAAACCATCTGGGCTCGCGCCCAACCAATCGTCCATTGTGTAGAATGAACAAGGCGTAACTATATTGCCTGTTTTCATTTCATATTGAGAAACAGCCCCCGCCTCATTAAGAGTACCCCAGTCGGTTGCGATGTTCCCATTGAACTCGCTTGGTGCTCCATGCCAGTCTCGAACCATGCGTCGCATCACGTCTTCGCGCTTGGTAAAAGGCGATATTCCAAGAATAGCCCCTACAGCCGATCCAGTCACACGCCCTTGACGAGCCTTGAACCATTCTTCACTACGCTGTTCCATCATTTTCTTGCTCATTATATTTCCAGACAATCGCTTTCTTGCCGGAATCATTTAATCTTCTGCCGCCCGTATCGACCAATGTGCCATAAGAAGCCAACTCGCTTACTCTTGGTCGAATAGCCAAAACAGTTTCGTTTAAAATAACTGCACATTCATCTGCTGTTAAACCTTTTTTATAAATTTTTAAAAGATTTAAAACATTTTTACGAAGAGTTCCTACTCTTCCTTTAGAGCTCATATCTTTAGCAGCGTCATAACTTGTGTCGCGCTTTTTAAATCCAACGTCGTTAACATATGGCATTTGTTCCTCCTATAAAAACGGGGACGGCCTTGCGACCGCCCCCTGCGCCCTTCCTTAGAAAGGCACCTCATCGTCTAGCTCGACGGCAGCAGCCTTGGGAGCAGCCGCTGCAGTTAACGTGGCAGCCCCACCACTACGAGGTGCGACAGATGAGATCCAGTTCATGCCCGTACCGTCATCACGCTTCATAAGCATGACTTTGATGTGCATAGGCTTGTTCGTAAGCGTTGACTGAAGCAGTTCATCGCTTGGAGCCTTGCCCGATGCCTTCAAACGGCCACCAGCATTGGTATCGACGGCGAACAGCATTTTCTTCGCCTTATCACGCTTTTGTACAGGGTTTTTAGCCTGCGGGTCGTCATCAAATACCCACAGCTTTTGAAACACCTTGCGGTTCTTATAATCTGCAGGCGATACAATATTCCACCGCAAAGAAATATACTGCAAACCCTGTTGGTTCCGCTCAATACGAGCCTCATCAATAACCGCTACAACATCCGTTTTATCTGGAATAGGCTCAATTGAACCGCCACCAGTTTCAAACTTACCGCCTGTTTTGACAATATCATCGCCGTCCGAGAGTTCCCAAAAATCAGCCATTTGCTTTTTCCTTCTTAACTGGTGCCGTTGCACGTAATGCGGGGATGTATTCTGCGAGTGGGTTTTCGCCGATCTTTACCGTAATAGGCTCTTGAATGCCGTAGCGGTTCTTACTGACGTTTGCCGCAGTCGCGTAAGTGATCAAAATGCGTGTCCCGTCAGAGATCGCCTTTTTCTTCTCACCATCACCCGTTGTAAAGGTTTCAAGCTTTAGGAACCCAACCACATCGACGTCGTCGACATAGGCAGGCATGCTCTTTTCATGAAGCCGCAGCGTGTAACGCATATAGGCATCATCATCTGGTGGCTCAATCCGAGCCGTGTCGGCGTGGGCAATAAACACCGTGTTCATCCCGCGCTTATCAGCCAGAATACCCGCAGCCTTACGCAACCGCTGGTGCATGCCAGACACCGCGTCACGGCCTGCGCCGTAGCCGCCTAGAGCCTGCTGGATGCCTCTTGGCTTCTTTGGGTCAGTATCTACCACCCACTGCATGAACATGCGCTCTAGCGCCGTCACACTGTCAATGATTAGCGTCTGATAATCATGCTGCTCATTGATTAGACCCTTGAGCTGTTCCCAAAGATCTTCTGGGCCAGTCAAAGTAGGAAACGCATCGGGTCGCATGTTGGATGGAATAGCCTGTAAGCCATCCTCCGCGCGAATCACGATGGGGTTTGGAAACGTAACGGCCAGTGTGGTCTTACCCATACCGCTGTCACCACAGATCGTTATAAGTACCGGACGATCGGACGGTTTTGATACGCTATCTAAAATGCCCATTGGCACACTCCTCTTCTTTCAACGGGGTTGACACTACAGGGGTGATTGTGTGATTGTCAACAGTGTAATGTGGACAGGGGCCAAAAAAATGGACTACAACGATTTCCCGCTTGAGCGCATACGTCGTGCTTTGGCGGATAGAAACCTAGCAAAAGTGGCAGCCCAAACGGGTTTACACGAGAATACTATTAGGGCGATCGCGGCTGGTAAAAATACCAATCCGACGCTCTATACCCTTGATAAGCTCATAGATTATTTGTTCCGTCAGAAAGATTAATTATGTTGCACCGC